GTGTCTTTACCAGCGCATCGTTTACCGCCATTCCGTAATTGTCAAGCATCGTGTTATTACCCTTCAACGCGCCTGTAAGCGCTCTTACTGCATCCTGCACACGACCGCCATACATTGCCGTCAAGTCTCCAGCCAGCTCGATCAACTTCTGTGATTGTTTCGCTGCTTGTTCTTCAGTCAACTGACCGATATTAACAAGCATAGATCCCATCATGTTCGAGTAACTTAACGCCTCGCTTTTCGCGATACCGTACTGCGAAGACAAGTTTTGTGCCCATTCTTTAACAGTGTCGCTCGACTGCTTGTAAACCTGATCCGTTGCTCCGAGCGCGTCCTGAAAATCGGCAGCCATCTTAAACGAAGCACCTCCAGCTGCTACGATAGCGGCCGACAAAACAGAAGACTTTCGGCCTATGTCAGTAAATTTGTCTCCGATCGACGAAAGCCGTTGACCGACCGTCTTCTCAAGTCCGTCGATCTTCGCTTGTGCCTGATCAATCGCTTTTTCAAAGCCTTTCGCATCAGCTGTTATTATCGCTGTGAAACTCATTGTTTATTCTTGTTTAGTATTTGTTCCCTTTCACGTTTCAGTGCTTCGATCTCTGATCGAGGCACTCGACTTGCTGTCTTCTTTCCGTCAAGCGGCATGTACTGTTCGATCGTTCTCGGCAGGCTTTTCGGATCAAGATGGCTTCCGATACGTGCTTCATAAGCTATCATGCGCGTGTGTCTCCACTTTTCTTTTTCCATCCTTGCCCACGCGTAACACTTGATCAGATATTCGCACCATGCCATATCGTAGAATTCATCCATCCGTAATCCTAATTCACCGAGCGCAAACGACAAGTGATTGATCGTGAATTCTTCTGCCGCACTTAGCCGTTCGCTTTTTTCTGCGGGGCTTTCCCCGCTTTCGAGTTTTTTGGGACGCTGTCATTTAACTGCTGTGCGAACAAATTATAAATTTTACTAACTTCTTCTCCAAATAAACCATCAGAAACATCATCAATCCAATCATAAATATCGTTTAATGAAACGTTATCGCCTCGACGTTCTTCCGAAGCATTAACAGCACCGTAATAGATAATTCGTGGTATGATGTCTGCATAATTATTTTTTATTAGTTCATCTAAACCCTGCAATCGAATACCATCATCGGCAAGCTTCTTAATCACATAAGCCCCGAAGCGGATCGGTATCGTCTTTCCATTAACCTTTATTTCAGTTGCGTACATAGTTTCAAAGTTTAATCGTTATGCAAAAACATCACTTGATTGATATTCGCTTGTCAATTCCAAGTCCATCGTAAATGTAGCCGTTTCGCCTTCACCAGTCGGATAATCGCCGTTGAGGTTCATCACGTTTGCCTTGAAATACTTAGCCGTTCCAGAACTGTCGTAAATTCTGAATGTTTGCTCCGATTTGCTGTCCTGCAAAACACGCAATTCGTTCAACGATCCTGCGTCGACTACTTCGCCTGACACGCTTACCGTTCTGCTAATGCTTGTCGGCTTTCGAATTACCTTCCCTTCAGTGCACACGTTTACTTTTTCGTTGTAATTCGTCGCGTTGCTCTCACTTCTCGAAGTTATGCACGCAATAGGTATATATGAAACTCCTGACTTGTAGGCCAACCGAGCTCCTTCCCATCCTGGTTGATAATTTGGCATAATTGTTTAGTTTTTAATGTGTTGGTTCAACATTTGAATATTCTCCTTCGATGTTCAAGTCCATCGTGAATGTCGCGCTCTCTCCTTCTCCTGTCGGATAGTCGGCATTCAGGTTTGAAATCGTTGCCGAGAAGTACCATGCCGTTTCAGTAGCTCCATCTACTCCTGACGTTCGATAAACCTTGAAATCGTGCGTCGTCAAGCTGTCTTGCAAAGCGCGCAAGTCATCAAGCGAATTAACGTCGTTATCTGTAACGACTTCTCCTGATACGCTTACCGTTCTCGTGATACTTGTTATCGTTTTAACCGTCTTGCCTTCAGTGCAAGCGTTTGTCTTTTCCATTACATTTGAAGCGTTGCTCTCACTTCTCGAAGTTATGCACGCAATAGGCACATAAGCGGTAGCCGTAGCATCCCACACCGCCAACCGTGCCAATTTCCATCCTGGTTGATAATTATCCATTTTTTATAAAGTTTAAAATGATTACTTTACTAAAAGCTATATTGTTTATCGTTGTTTCAGCGATTGATTGAGCTGTTACCAGTAATACCTTGTCGATACCATCGATCTTTGAAGCTCCCCTGTCATCACGTAACAAGTTAATTATCGTGTCTCCGATGTCCTCGCAAAGCTTCTTTTTTCCTACAGTTCCCCATTTCGTTACAACTCTTATTGTCATGTTTAAATTGAAGCGCGGTGCATCGACTGTTTGAATGGCGTTCAATTGTTCTTGTTGATCTTGAATAACGACGTAAGTTGCGATCGATCCATCGACTGATGGTAACGTGATATTCGGATTAACGACCTCATCGAACACGGGTATAGAAACAGTACCGTACTTCAGCGTTGAAAGCGCTGTAATGACCTTACCTCGTATTTCGGTTGCTCTATCCATTGTCTTTCGTTTTTTCTTTCACGATTTCGTCCAGCTTCTTGTTGAAAATCTCCGTGTTCTTTAAAACCGACGGATAAAGATACGGTTTCCCTTTCAAAGTACCTAATCCGTTGATGTAAAATTTCCAAGCAATTTCGCGTATCCATTCAGGGTAAGGTGCGAGTATTTCTCGAGCCGACAATCCTGTACCAAATTCGAAGTAAGCGGCCAAATTGTTTTCTCCCATAACGCCTACTTCACCTGTCATGTCGTTGTTAGTGAAACGCTTGTCGATGTTTATGAAAATATCTCCATCCTCGCCAACTGGAGCGTTTCGAGTAGCTTCAATCTCAATATCGGTAACCGTATCGACGACCAAATACCGCATCTTTCTTATTTGATCCGCTTTGTACTTCTTCAAATTATCCGATGTCGTATTGATTACTTTTCCCATCTTCTTAATCTTTAGCCGTTATGTCGAACACCAATTCTTTTCCGTATCTTACGTTTTCGACGATTGGAGCGTTTATAATCCTGAAATTCTTTTCTCTCCATTTAACGATATGTTGCACCGACGGCATGAATCCTTCACGAAACATTATACCTACTCGATAAACAGTCGGTAACTGCATCTGTGCTTGTTCGATGTTAGCCGACACTTTCAATTGTTCGATACGTGCCCACGTCTTCAAATTTAAAGTTGATGTAGGAGTGTAACCGCCGTATCCGTCGCTTACAATTCCTTCGCTCCAGAATTCAATTACCTGATCGTATCGCCCAATTTTCATGTCTTTGAAATTTAAAAGATAGGTTTCGTCGAATGTCTTCTATACGTAAACATCGAGCTTTCGCTTCCTGATTGAACATCGCCACGCGATTGATATTTAGCTGCAACATCTTCAAGTATCGCGTTCACAAACTCTGCCGATGAGGCTTCAGGGTTTTCAATTACTGTTTCAACGCCAAACTCGTCAACGATAGTTATCGTAGCACTTATTCCTGATACTCGCAATGCTTTGTCGGTAGCTGCGTCAAGCAACGACTGCAAATAACTGTCCTGATCCGTGAAGTCGATATGCAAAGCTTCTTTAACGTCGTCGAGTGTTATCATCTTTTGCTTCGTTTTACTTGTTTGTCGTTTTCTTTATCCTTAACGTGCTCAATCGCGGCCCCAACTCTTATCAAGTAGTTTGCGGCAGGATCGGGGAGAATTACCATCTCCCCTTTCTTCCCTACCTCAACATCTTTCAACAATTCAACCTGTATCATAGTCAGAATGTAATTTTAACCATCGCATTCAAATTCTTCGCAACGAAAGCCGCCATTTCTTCAACCCTGAACGTTACCTTGTTGAAAGCAAAGTTAACGTCGTGCTGTTCAGCAATTTGAATTTCGGGAGCAAGCCTGTTAATGAATTCAAATTCGGGAGCTGAAACAACGTATGCCGTACCAGCAACTATCGACGGAACTGGAACAATCTGCACTGCAGTTTCGAGACCTGTGCCGAAGAAGCCCATCAACGTGTCGTTCGGAACGTCGTACTCGCCTGATCCAGAAGCCTTATTCAATTTGATGTAAGTCAAGTAATCGGCTTGGTTCATTAACACGTGCGTTGGGGCCATGTAATTTCCAAGCAGCTGATTGAAAGCTGCGTCGATAATCTTCTCAAGCGCGATCGTTTTCGAGCCTGCATAAGCAACTGCATTCGCAGCAAGGTAATCGGTGATCATCTTGTTTTCGGCTGCAAACAAACCTTTAGACGAATAAAGCAACGTGTTCGTGATACTCGACTGCAAGTATTTAACGTTAAGCAATAGCTCACGGTTAACAGTCGTGATCCCAGCGATCCACTTCATCGGAACTGTTACGTCTTTGTAAGCAGGAGAAACTTCAGGTTTAGCTACGTCAGCGCCGAGCTCACCCGTGCCTCTTTCCCATTCTG